CTTACAGCATCAGCAGTAAATACAAATTCGTTTTTGCTTAATCTAGCAGGCACGTCATCGGCTTTTTCTTTTGCGCCATATGGCATGAAGCCACCAGTATACCTCATATCTGCCTCAATTGGAAGCCCTCCTAAACCAGATTCTTGAGCCGTGGGCCTTGTTCCAAGAGCATAATTTACTCTACCACCTTTAGCATAATCTATACTGCCTGGAGGACTGTTAAGTTTATCATATGCTAATTGACCAGCTAAATCATATTCTTCATTAGTTAACTCTCTACCTAACGCATCTTCCATTTCATTTATAATTTCCTCTAGTATTCTTTGATATCTATCAGAACCAGCCATCATAATACCTTCTGATTTTGATTTACTAAACTTGTTCATTAATCTCATCATTTCTTCTTGAAATTCTTCTAATTCGTTTTCATTTAATTCTTTGTATGGTTTGTTAAACATTCTAAAAGAATGTTCATCTCTGTCCCCTTCGCTATCTCTGTAAAAAGGATCATCTACTGAAGCTTTTTTAGATGGAAAAGGACCTATTGGTTTTGGTTTAAAAGGATTTACTGGTTCTGTTGGATCATTTGGTAATGGTTTTGGATCCTCATCTCCACTACCGATTGCAAAGTTAGTTCTCATCAAACCACCACCTTTAGCAGGTAATCTAAATCTTTCAGGAACTCTAAATGCTTCTTCATTTAATGCAGCTAGTCGTTCTAAAAATTTTTCATAAGCTTCAGGGTCAGTTACACCACCAGTTGTTATTAGATCATCTATTAAACCTTTACTACCAGCTTCACCAGCTAATTTATCTAATTGTTTTTTTGTATTAATATAATCAGCTCCAGCTAATAGTTGTGATCCTATTTTCGTGTAGCTTGGTACAAATTTTCCATCTTTTTCTTTAGCGAATAAAAGTCGCCCTGCTTTGGTGTCAAAGATACCTACATCATCACTACCAATTTTATACATTTTACCACCTTTACCCAATATACCTTCTGTTCCATATTGATTGCTTCCAAAAAAAACTTCACTTAAATTTTTATTTTGAGCGCCCTCCATCTTAGGAAATTTGTCAGTAAACGGAACTTTAATATTACCTATTCTTTCTGTAATACCTTTACCAAAATTTGTTTTCGCTGCATATGGTGCAGCAGCTAATGCTAAATCTACTGGACTTATTCTACCTTTTTGTTTAGCTGTTCCTGCTAAATACATTAAAGTTCCTACAGGTCCAGGAACAAAAGGTGCTGCAACTCTCATGATACCAGCTATTTCTTTTGGTACTATTTTTCTAGCTACTTTTGTAAATGGTTTGGTTACTTTTCTAGTAAGTTTTTTAACAAAACTTCCTACTCCATAATTTTGTCTAGATTGATCCATACCTGCTGCACCACCTTCACTAAATTCTGTTATTTCTGGAATTAATATAGGTTCATCTCTATCACCTTTAAGAGTATCAGGAATTACATTACCAGCAGCATCTATTTCGCCTGACAATCTATCTTTCATATATTTTTCATATCCTTGAATTGTTGAGGGATAATCTTCTAATCTTCCTCTTGATTTTAATCCTTTAAAGTATTCTACATTTTTATCTAATGTAGCTTGTCTAATTGGTTTAGTAACATTTAAACCAAAATTTGCAATAGTGCTACCAGGAATATAATCAGGAACTTTTGGAGTTTTAAGTGTAATATTATCTAAACTATCATCACCGCTTCCTGAATAAGATACTCCTGTAAAACTAGGGCCGGTTAAACCACCTCCATATCCAATGGGATCTGCCGCTCTTACCTCTGCTGCCGTAAGACCGGGTTTACCACCCATTTGATCCATTCGTCCACCTTTTTTAAGTGCGATACGACCTCCGTCTTGTAACATCTGTTTTACTTGTTGTGCTCTAGTTATGGCCATTTTACTATTCTATTTTGTTTTTCCAAATAAATCAAGACTTGGCATTATAACATTTACATCTTGAGCCATGTCTTTTTCCTTATAACCTTTAGCTTCCCAGTCTTTTCTTTCCTTAAAAAGCTCCCCTGTTTCCTTGTGTCTATATGTTGTCTCTACTTTTGCTGGTTTTATTACTTCCATTATGTTGTTACCTCTCTTGGCTGTATCTCTAATATAGAGGCTATGACGTGCAGCTCATTCGCGTCAGCAGCCTGTACTTTTAATATTTCACTCTCTTCCATTACAAGAGGATTTGTTAAAAGTTCTGTTGTTGCTTTAGATCCTATGGCTTTATCTTTAAACAAATTAAAGATAGTGCCACTAGCATTTACTAATGTTATGGTTATTGTGCTTCCTGATCCAGCATCTTCCGATACCAATAATGATTTAACTACAGAAGTTTTAGCAGTTGGCACCGTATACAATGTTGTTAAATCGGTGGATGTTAGATCTACTTTTTTATTTATAAAACTATTAGCCATTAATTTAAAAAGAAGTTTTGAGCTTCTACCTCATCTTTTAATTCTTGTTGATACGTTGTATTAAGTTTCTCTACAATAGCATCAAGATCTCTAGTTTGTGCTTCTGCTACTGTATAGTCATATTCTTGTGAAGGTCTAGTTATAACTTGTGCTATTTTTGCCATTATCTACGTCCATCTGGTTGTATATCTAATCTAAATGTTCCTAGTTTCCAACTTTGAGCTGTTGATGTATTTTGCACCTTTAATGCAATAGCTCTTGCTCTTGCACGTGTATCAACTTTTTGTGTTGATGAAGTTATGTCAAAAGGACCTAAAGATGAACTTGCAGATGAGTCGTTTGGAAAGTTTCGTAGTTCTAATGTAATTCTTGTAGTTCCAGTCTGTGATATAAAATCAGGTATAAATCTTCTTATTTTCATTATAAATTCACCATCTCCCCTAAATGTTGCAATACCCGTAGACTGTCCTGTTGATGCTCTCTGTTGTGTAATATCAAAATCTCCTGATGTGATACTAGCAGCAATTGCTGTTATAGTTCCATTTCTGTTTTGATCAGTTCCTACCTCATGTTCATAGTAACTTGTTCTACCATCTGTATTTCCTACTACATCAAACGATGTGTCTGTGTCCGCATCGTATTCTAAAGCATGAGGAGTTCCAAAAACAGCAGAGTCTCTCCACATAGTTCTTGCTAAAGTACCAACTGTCCACACAGGTCTTTGTGGTGATGAATCAAAATAATTATATGAAACCATTCTGTTTACGACAGAAGATGAAGCTGTTGGATAAAACCAAGTAACTTCACCAAAAAGATTATTTAATCCAGCTGATATCATTTGATTACCAGAATCAATATTAATATCATCATAAACATGATCTTCTACTAAACAAGGTAATGATTCTAATCTACCAGCGTATCTAAAGAAACCATTTTCTGACATCCAGTATGCAGCACCATCAACTTCAACACATGCATTTTGTCCGGCTAACCCGCAGTTAGTTCCAACTTGTGAAAAGGCAAACGTAAAAGGTTGACCAACAAAACGTTGTGTGAATAACGCTGTATCAGTCCAAACATAGATTGCATCTCTACCTCTAATTGCTCCTCTGATCTGTGATCCGTCGGCCAGTCTTTGTGTACCAGCTGTATTGGTTGCTGTAGGTGCATAAGTATTTATATCTTCCTGATCTGAGAATCTAATAAACATATTATCTTGCGTGGTTGCATCACCAATCGTTGTTTCTGTTCCAAAAAATACTAAGTGACGATCAGGTGTGGATACTATCATGTGTCTTGATGCTGTAGGTGCACCAGAAATAATTGTTGCTCTTGTAGATGTTGCTGTACTTAAAGAAGAATCCCATTCGAAAACAGCACCATCATGAATTAAACAAATAGCTTTATCACCAAAATTATCTAGTGACCACATCCCTGGTTCAAGAACCAAGTCTCCTGATGCAGCTTCACCCCATGCAACATAGTCTGATGAGTTAGTAACTGTTGCACCGCTAGAGTGTCCTGATCTTGTAGAGTTTCTAACAGCTCTTGTAATTCCTGTTAAATCATTTCCAGAAATTCCTGTGTAAGATATTTCTTCATTTCCAACTTGAATAAAATTTGTTCCTGAATCTGGAAAGTTTGTTGTGCTTGTTAGTGTAATAGAAGTCCCTGATCCACCAGTACCATTAGCATCATCCAATAATGCTCCATTTAAAGTTGTAGTAATTGCAGAAGTATCTTCACCACCCCAAGATCCTAATCCCCAACCAAATCCTTTTGCTTGAACAGCAGGACCCACAGTGTAATATTTTTGCACTCTAATACCTCCTGATGTTGTAGCACCAGAACCTGTTTCATTGGATGGCATCGTAATAGTAAGAGTGGTTGTTGTTGGTGTTGTAGCAACCATAAATTTTTTATCATTAAAGTCAGACGCACCAAAATTAGAGTTAGTTATCGCAGTAAAATTATCTAAAAGAATAATGTCTCCAGGGGACATACTGTGACCACTAGAAAAAGTTAATGTTACGGTTGGTGATCCGTTGGTTGTGCTAAATGCGTTTGTAAGAGTTGTTGTAGTTTGGATAGGATGTATGTCATAAAATACACCTCCAGAATAAGCATATAATATTCTGTTCGTTCCTATAATGGCATATTTTCTTCCCAAACTATTAACAAAATGATGTAATCCTCTTCCTGCTCCTGTAAGCTCGTTTTCATTTTGAGTTCCTAATTGATTCCAACCACCTATTTTTTCAGGTGTGCCATATCTAAATCTAACATTATCACAGTCTACCCACTGTCCTTCTGCTCCTGTGGGTGTGATTTGTTTATTAATACCTGGTTGAAATCCTATCTTTTGTAGCATATAATGCCTTATATATTAAATTTTTAAAGAATGAAAGTAACATAAAAATGGACTATTTGGAAGCTGTTGTCGAGATAAAAAATATAGTCTTTGTTGATTTTATAAATAAAATTATACCCTTAATAGATAAAAAAGCTAAAAAAAATTTAGCTATTAGATCTGGTGTAGATACTAGTGTAAGAAATGTTAAAGGCTGCCATTTAAATTTTGAAACACCCACCAATTTGTTTTACTGGAACTTTATAAAAAAAGAAATTGAAAGGCTTTATGGTTTTTATAAAGCTAAGTTTCCTAAAATGAATAGCAATAAAATTAATCAAATAGATTTATTAAAGTACACTCCAGGCGGAAAGTATGATGTTCACATAGATCATTATAGTAGTTTCGCAAGACATCTAAGTGTTATCATTAATTTAAATGATGACTATAAAGGTGGAGATTTAGTTTTTACAGATCAAAAAAATAATGTCGTTAAAAGATTAAAATTAAAAAAAGGATCTATTGTATTTTTTCCAAGTAATTTTATGTATCCACATAGAATTGAACCTATTACAAAAGGAACGAGATATAGTATAGTCGCATGGCTTCAATAATGAATTTAGCTTATCAATTAAAAGACGATTTGTTTTGGATACAAAACTTTCTACCACCACAACTTTATAAAGACATGTATGTTACTACTATTAAAGAAAGAAACCACTCTAACTTTAAACCTACAGATGTAAACTGGCCTACCTACAAAGAAGAAATTGATGACATGTCATATAGTTATAATCAACATGACCCAGAAATAAATAATAATTTTTTTTCTAAATATCATACATTGTTAAAACATCAGAGATTTGTAAATTTAATAAATAAACAATTTAATAGTCACTGGCGTAAATACACTTACGGTCAACATTTAACATGGCACAAAGATGGTGGTAAAAATAAAGTTTATGCAGCTACGTTATATTTAAATAAAACTTGGAATAAAAATTGGGGTGGTGAATTTATGTTTACAACAGATACAGTTAATGGCTTTTTACCTATTGTAGGTAATTCAATAATTATTGCAAAATGTGGATTAAAACATAAAGTAAATTCTACTTTAAAAAAAACACATCCACGTTTAAGTATACAAACTTGGATATTTAATAAAGATGAAATATAAAATAATAAAAAATTTTTTTAATAAAGATGAACTAAACGTTTATCAAAAATACTGTTATAATAAAATAGATCAAAATAAAGATTTTACATTAGATGGACAATCATTTTCACCAGCCTGGTATAATGATCCATTGATGAATTCTTTATTAAATGTAAAACTATCAAAAGTTGAACTAGAATCTAATTTAAAACTATTTCCAACTTATGCTTATTGGAGATATTATGTGTTTGGTGCAACTTTAAAAAAACATACCGACAGGCCATCATGTGAAATATCTGTTACAGCCTGTGTAAAAAAATATGATAATTGGCCTATCGTAATTGAAGGAACATCATTTGAGTTAAAAGAAGGTGATGCAGTTTTATATGCAGGTTGTGATCAAAAACATTGGAGACCAGGTATTTACAAAGGAGAAGGAATGGCTCAAGTATTTTTTCATTATGTAAATCAAACAGGACCTAACAAAAAATATGCTTATGATAGAAAAAACAGTTAACATAACTAATTTTATTGGAATATATGATAATTACATTACTAAAGAAGAATGTAATAAAGCTATAAAATTATATGAAGATCAAAACAAATTTAATAAGACAGTAAATAGACTTGATTTTGAACAAGCACCTATACTACAAAAACAAGATCAACAATACTTTGCAGCACCAGACAATATAGATGTATGGTGGGAAGAGTTAAAACCACTTATGGTAAATTTTGATTTAGCTTGGAAACATTATGAAAAAAATGTTGGAGCTGCAGATTCTTATGGGATATCTGATTTTAAATATACTTCTTTAAAAATACAAAAAACTTTACCTACAGAGGGGTATCATGTTTGGCATTTAGAACATAGCAAAGGTTTTGAAAATGAATGTAGAGCTTTTGTTTTTAGTATATATTTAAACGATGTTGAAGATGGAGGGGAAACAGAATTTTTACACTTTTCTAAAAGAGTTAAACCTAAAACAGGTAGAATAGTTATATGGCCTGCTGCTTTTCCATATGTTCATAGAGGAAACTCTCCATTGTCAGGAGAAAAATATATACTTACTTCTTGGATGATGTTGAGATGATAAAAATAATAGATAATTTTTTTGAAGATATTTTATTTAAAAATATTCAAAATCATGTAACAACAAAACTATCTTTTGAACCTAGGTTTTTAATAGATAGTAAAGAAAAAAATAAAAATTCTTATTATGGAATGAGATTTGTATTAAACAAAGACCCTAATTTATTTAAAACTTTTATCGATCAAGCAGAAAAAAAATTTAAAATAAAGATTAAAAAAATACATAAAGATTGTGGTGTAGATATAAGAAATTTAGAAAATTTCATACCTCATACAGATAGTGCAATAGGAGCTAAAATAAATATTTTAATAATGTTAAAAGGACCAGCTGCTAATACTAATGGAACGGTTTTTTATCACGGAGATGAAAATCATTGTGAATTAGATATTCATGTAGGTTTTAGAGAAAATAGAGCTATTTTATTTCCTTCAGATTGGATACACTCTGCTCACGCAAATAATCAACCAGATTTAAAAAGATATTCGGCTAGTTTATTTATAACTAATTATGAAGAAGAATAAGAAGTAGGTCTTTCACCTAATCTAGCAATTTTTTCAGCTTCAGTTTCATCTTCCGCATTATCATTATCCCAATTGCTTTGTATTTTTGCTAAATGAGCAGCATCCCATTTTGAAATAAATTGACTATCAAAATCACCTAATCCAGATGCAGTCCAAGTTGCATGAGGAGTTTCATCTCTGTATTCTACTGAATCATTGTAATCATGATTATCGTCTTTGTATTGAATTGCCCAAATGTTAGACCATTTAGCTTCATTCCAAAAAGAGTCATCATTAATTGTATAAGAACCTTGATCACTCCCTGTTCTTTTAATGATTACTTTATCATCAAAAATTACTGTCCAATCTGCATTTGTTGCCATTTTTTCTCCTAAGTTTTAATAATATATAATGTTGTTAAATACGGTTGTAATACTGAAGTTGCATCACCAACAAAGTTTGCACTTAAATTATGAGAGTGAGCTTGACCTGAAGGTGGATCTGAATCAGAAACAGCTTCCATAGCACCAACGTGAAAACCTCTACCAATACCTGCTTGATATTCTCCAGCACCTGGTTGTCTAGTTCCTATATTGTGAGTGTGAGGAGCAAGTTGAGATGAAGATAAAGTTGCATTAGCAGTTGATCCACTTAAATTTCCAGTTGAAGTTACAGTATCAGCGCCTCCAGTTGACGCTAAAGCTTTATTATTAGATTTACCTACTGAAACTTTGTTTTGTAAATCAGGAAGATTAAAAGTAGATGAGCCATCTCCAGATCCATATGTAGTTCCTACAACTGCAAATAAAGCAGAGTAAGTTGATCTTGATACAGCAGCGCCATCACACTCTAAGAAACCTGTTGGCACTGATGCAGAGGACCATGGAACAATAATACCTGTATTGACTCCCTCGATATTTGTAAGATTTGCTCCTGTAAAATCGTATTTTGTTGCTTCGTAATTTGACATATTATTTCTCCGTGTAAGTCCATCCTACATTTGAACCAGAATAAACTAATCCAAAAGCTGCACCTTCAGTATTAACTACTAAATCTGATGATGCGTTTGCTATTTTAGAACTGTTTCTACCAACAGTCAATGCGTTTGAATCAAACGTATATCTTGAATCTACAAAATGTACTTCATCTCCAACTGCGGGTGATGCGGGTAGTGTAATTGTAACAGCACCACCATTTGTATCTACAAATAATTTTGCTCCCGCTTGAACAGTTTCAGAAGCTGTAACAGTTCTCCATTTTCTATATTCATTTGCTTTTACAACGTTTGTTCCATCAGCGTATAAGACATAACAGTTTCCTTCACATAAAAGAACTCCTGTACCAGATGCAGTTTTAAAAGTTAAAGTATAACCTGCATGGTCTGTTCCGTCTATAATGTTGTAAACTTTTTCAATGCTATCTGGACATGTAACTGTTCTATTTGCTGCTAAAGTTCCAGTTAATTTTATTGTAGCATTTCTTGCATTAGATATTGTTGCATCACTCATAGCTAGAGTTACATCTGCTGATGCTGCACTAATTGCTTCATAACCTGCAACTGCTTGTTGCACTAGGTTTAAATTTGTATTTGTTTTTGTCCCCCACGTACCAGCGTTTTCACCGGTCGCCATTAATTCTAGTTTTAAATCAGACGAAAATGTTGATGCCATATTTTTCTCCTATGCAACGTTACTATAACTTGTATTTGATCCAGTTGCAACATCTGTATATGATGAATTTGAACCTGTGTCAACTGCTTGATATGCTTGAATTCCAAAGCCTGTAGAAGTCCCAAACTCAGCTATAGAAGAATTCATGGCCAGACCTGTTAAATTTGCATCAACAGAAAACGATATTAAAGGACTTCCTATAGATGATGTAGCAGATACACCTGTTAATCCAATTACATCAGCAGGAGTTAATGAACCTACGCTTGATGTTGTTTCCAAGCCAGTCGGTATTAAAGTAAGATCTCCTGTTTGTGTTACTGTTCCAACAGATGTAGTTCCAGAAACTCCTGTAAGTCCCATTACGTCAGCAGGACTTAATGAACCTACTGAAGAAGTTAAAGATCGACCAGTTAATTCAACAATAATACTGAAATCAATTGTAACTGATCCATTAGATATAGTTGAAGAAACACCTGTAGGTTCTACGGTTACATTTCCAATTATTGTTGGCGATCCAACACTAGCTGTAGATGAAACACCTGTTAATCCCATAACATCAGCAGGAGTTATAGCTCCAACACTAGATGTTGCTGATTGACCATCTGCAATTAAAGTTCCTTGAATACCCCAACCTCCAGCGTTCCAAGTTTGTCTACCCCAACCAGAATTTATCTCTGCATCTATAGTTACTGATCCTGTGCTTGATGTTGCGGATACTCCTGTTAAAGCTACATCTAAAGCACTCTCACCCCAATTTTCAAAACCCCAAGTGTCTGATCCCCAGCCTTGTTCAGGAAATGCCTGTAAATCACCTAGGGCAGTAGATGCAGATACTCCTGTTACTGAAATAACTGCTTCATCTTGACTTCCCCAAGAATTTTGATTCCAAGGCAAAACACCCCACGTGTTAGAATCTACTGTGTTTGCTTGACCACCCATGCCTGAGTGCGCTGTGCAATAATAATAAAGTGTAGGTGCTGAAGCGGCTACAGTAATTTGTGTGTAAGCATCTGCACTTCCAGGTGATCCATTTGTGGTTACACCAGTTGTATACTCACTACCAGAATTATGTGTGCCATCGCTTGTTGTAGAAAATCTTAAAGGGTGTCCAGAGTTAGAACTATCAGATTGATCAAATTTATAAATGTAACCTTCAGCTAAATTTACAGTATCTTGTTGTACACCGTCAATAGCATACTTATTGCCTGAACCGGTACTAACTACCGTTACTGTGAAAGTTCGAGTAACGGACATCCGTTCCTCCTCTTTATGCTATTCTGATGATAGCGTTAGATGCGTCTGCTGTTGGGAATTGAATTGTAAAAGTCCCACTTGTTACAGTTTTATCTCCACCAAAAGCAATAACTGCAACAGCTTTATTAGACTGAGAAGAATTATAAATTAATGCACCATTAGCTGTAAAAGATGCAGAAGTAAAACTTACATCTGCAAAATCACAAACCGCAGTTGATGAATCTAACGTTGGAGTTACACTTGTTAATGTTGCACCACCTGCAGAGTATGCAGATCCTGATGTGTTTGAAATTTCATTTGATGTTGAGTAAGCAGTTGTGCTCGCACCTAAAGATGCAGAACTTGTGTATAGAGCTATCTTAAAAGTATTACCGCTTGATGCAGTAAGATTATGTGTTCCAACTAAAATTTCTTGTTTGAAACTATTACAAATTGCCGATGATATTGCCATAATTTATTCTCCTACGGGTTTGCTGAAGTTACCGGAATACGAACAGCGCCATCTGTGTAGTCATCTCTTCGTCTTCTGCCAACTTGTTCATTAGCAAACTTCTGTAC